ACGCTTCCGATGACGGCCCAGCCGAAGCACGACCTGGACCTCCCCGGCAGCCCAACCAACAGGTTCAATCTCCTCCTGATGTACCTCCAGACGGGCATGATCACGAAAGAGACGATGCGGGAGCTTCAGCTATCGGACAAGATCATGGCCATGGACAACGCCAAGCGGGCCGACCAGAAGCGCCAGAAGCGGCTCCAGCAGAAGCGCCAGAAGATGCAGCAGGCGTCTCAGGCGGCCGCCATGGAGGGGGACCCCCAAATGTCGCAGCGGATCCAGCAGCAGATGCCCGCCGAAGACATGCCCGCAAGCCCGGAGCAAGGCCGAGACGTGCCCCGGCAGAGAAACAGTTCGACCCCGGAACCAGACTCGCAGTCCGGTCAGGGCATTCCGGCCCTCCAGAACCTCCAAGGCGGGCAAGGGCCAGGCGGAAACCCCGAAGGCCCCACGCCTAGCGAGCAGTCCCAGGAGCAGGACATTTCTCGGTAAGTGATTTGATTTTAACGCCAAATGATTTGATTTCTGATGATCGGCCAAGACCCACTTAACATTCCAAAGACCCGAGTCAAGTTCGAGCCGGGAGACTACGTAGACGGCACGCTCTGGACGTACGACACGGACGTGTCCAGCGACCAGTTCGAGCTTTACGTCGAGAAGCTGGACGTGGACGACAAGTACCAGGGAAAAGAAACAATCGTCCAGGCCCGGTACCGGGTTGGCGCCGAGTTGAATCTGTCCGGCAGGGAGGTCCAGCTTGTCCTGCCCGAATCAGAAACGGAAAAGTACGAGGCGGGCCGCCGATATGTCGGGGTGCTCTTTCATGGAGACCCTACGGCACAAGACGGAGAAAACCGAGACCGCGACCTTTGGGTCCTGTTTCAACCGACAGATTACCACAGATTGTAGATTCTAAAGATAGATTCGAAACACGTTATAGAACGTGTGGTTAAACAAAGTACAATCCCTCAGTCGAGGGATGCATACTCATTCCCTCTATGCCAGAATCCAACCCAGACCTACAGACAGGACAGACGCAGGACGAATCAAATCCTGAAGACACCTCCCAACCCGACGCGGCCCTTTTCGACGAGTCGCAGTTGGAGGAAGAGGAGGAGGTGCCAGATTCCCCCACTTCTACCGATTCACAAAGCGACCCCGACCCTTCCGGTCAGGAGTCAAACGTCGATCCGGACGCTTCTACAGAGGCGTCCGACGAGCCTACGTCGGAGACCGAAGACGATGAAGTAGACAATCCCGACTCCGACGCGGGTGCCGACACGGACCAACCCGCCACAAGCGGTGAGGAAAGTGATGAGGCCAGCGACGAGACCTCCGACGAGGACGTAGATCAGGCCGACGAGGCGGACGACTCTCCGTTCTACGAAGGCGAAAGCAGCATCTACGAGACCAAGGAAGAGGCTCTCCAAGGGATTGAAGAAAAGGACCGCTACATTCAGGACCTCCGGTCGAACCTGGAGGAAGCGAAGCAGAATGCCCAGCAGCAGGTCTCCCAGCTTCAGGAAGAGAAGGAGCAGATGGAGTCCGAACTGGAGCAGTTGCGGTCCGCAGTTGACGAGGATACCGCCGAACGCGTGGCCATCCAGGAGTACCTCCCCGAAGAGTACCAGGGGAAGACCGAGGCTGATTTCGCGGACGAAGACGAGCTTGTCGATTTCAAGGCAGCCGTCAAGGAAGCGAAGGCCGACTACCGTGCAGAGAAGAAGCAGGAGGAAAAGCGGCGCAAGCAGTTTCAGCAGAAGATGCAGCAGCGCCAGGAGCGGGCCGACGAGTGGCTCAGTGAGAACATGACGCCCGACCGCTTCGGGGCCACAAGCCCTGAGCAAGAGGCGAAGTTCAACCAGTTCCTCCAGCAGACCGATGATCAGGGCCGGACCCCTGTGGAGAAGGCCAAGCACATCATCGCTGCGCTCGGCGTCGAGGATGGCAAGCGGTTCCTCAATGGGCTTCGACAGGAGTTCAGTGGGACAGGTTCTTCCACCTCTTCAAATCAAAGTTCTGATTCGGCTACTAATTCCAATACGTCTAGCGCCGAATCGCAGAAATCAGAAGAAGAGGTCATTCAGGAAGAGATCTCCAAGTCGAAGACCAAGCCCGATGCGCCGGACAAGAACCCGGCCACCGAGCACAACGAACTCAGTCCCAGAAAAGAGGCGGAAGAGATGTTCGGGTCTCGCCCGGATGCCAGATAAGGTTTTCCTTGTGGCTACTTTCCGCCACCAGCCGTGGCAAAAGCGGACTCACCTTCATTAGCTAAACGGCTTGACCGCCGCCCCGCTTTGGCCACATAGATTTCTGGTGGGATTTGCCCCCACCGACTGTTTGCACAGGGCCTAGCAGCCCAGAGGTGCAGGCAGGACGGCCATATATTTTCATGGCTAAACTTTCTTCCGGCACGCTGGCCGAACAGGCGGACCTCCTGACGAACCCGAGCCTTTCGCGTTCGCTGGTTCGCATGATCGAGGATCGGGGAGCGCCTGAGCTTTTCACTCAGCTTCCCTTCAAGAGCTTCGTCGGCCAGAGCTACGACTTTACGCAGGAAAAGAACATTGCAACGGGTACGTCTACCCGTGATCCGTACACCGACGGGGACATTCCGACGGGCGGTGGCCGCAACCGACGTGTGTCGGTTCCGGCGACGATGATGATCCGAAATGCGATCACCCCCAAGATCGATGTTGTGGGGAAGTCAAACTTTCAGGATCAGCGCCGCGACGACATGGAGAAGGAGGCCAAGCGTCTCGCGCAGGACTTCTTCCAGCAGGCGATCAACTCGGCGGCCGATGACCCCACGTCTCCGACCGACAGCCCCAACCTTCGCGGCCTTCAGTATTGGTTCCGCGAGTACGAGGGCCTGGAGACCTCGGATCAGACGTTCTACGCTACCGATGACCGTTCGGTGAGCGGTACCCCGGAGAACTTCTCTTACGAGCACATCGACGAGGTTCTGTCGCGCCAGAAGGGTGGTGACTTCGACGCCCTGATGGTGGACCGAGAGACCTCCATCGCCTTCAAGCAGCTTCTCAATAACATGGGAGGCAACGTCGGAGGCATGATGCAGATGGAGAACTTCGGGCGCTCGATGCTGCACTACGACGGCATCCCGATCATCGTCAACGACGCCATCGGCATCGACAAGCCGTTTGGTGACGCTACGGTGAACGGCACCACCGTTACCGTGAGCGACCCGCACTTCCTCGGCTTCACGGTCACGTCGCTCGGCCAGACGATTGAGGTTGGCGGCGAGACTTCGACGGTCGATGCCATCAACAACGCCCACTCGGTGGAGATTGCCACGGGCAGTGACATCAGCGACGGGTCCGGCAAGTCCGGGCGCGTGGAGCAGAACAACGTGATGTACGCCCTTCGCTACGACCCGGTGGACGGGTTTGCGGCGGTGTACCACGACAACCGTGGCGTCCCGGCTGATGCGGGCGATTACAGCGGGCCAATTGCTGGCTTCAATGCCCAGGATCAGGGCCTGCTCGAAACGTCGCCCCGCTACCAGACGCGGATCGACTTCTACGGCAATCTGGTCTCGCACCACGCCCGTGCCCAGGCCCGAGCGATTGGGTTCGCCGTGTAGATCACGCTTGGTAGCGAAATCAGCTACCAACTGACCTGAGACAGCCTGCCCGGCCCATGCTTTGGAAGAGTCGGGGCCGGGCAGCGGCTGTCTTTTTTTGTAGCAGCACTGACGCTGCATAGAACACACACCCCCAAATCATGCACAGGAATTCGAGCCTTGATCTTTATTTCGTCGTGACCCGGCGCCGCAACTCCAACGGGGAGCTTATCAACGGCCAGTGGTACGGAATCAGCGGCTGGCAGAACGGAGTAAAGGGGCCTCTTGTCGAGTCGGAGGCGCGTAAGATTTCCGGCTCTACAGGTGCGGAGATTGTCCCGGTCGAGCTAGAAGACGTAGATGAGCTTGTTCGCACTGCGTTTCGCAAGGCAGAGGTGCCGCTTCCCGAAGAGCTTGTTCCGGAAGGTGATAATGCCGATGCGGAAGAGGTGTCCGAGTCAGTGGAGGATGTAGTGGAATCTGATTCGGCGGCCGAGGACGACGAGGCCAGAGAATCAGAGGGCGACGAAGACCTGCCCGAGTTTCCCGGATACCAGAAGGCCATCGAACTGATGTCGGAGAAAGACTTCGATTGGAAGGACGCTGGTGGCGGCCGTGCGGAAGGCAACGTCCGAGACGCGTGGCAGGCGTTTGTCAAGAAAGTAGCCGAGGCAAAAAAGTAACGTACAGCCGCACTCGTCGGCCCGATTTTATAACTGATTATGAATGCTGACATTGACGAACTGGTCTCCCAGGTCCGAAAAGAGCTTGATGAGGTGACTCTGGCTGGGGAGCGTGATTTTTCGCCTTCTCGGGTCCCGAGTAACGGCCGACAACAGTGACGGAGATAAGGTTGAATGCACGCGCCGGACATTTTCCGAGCACCTGAAGATGGAAAATCAGCGTGGCCTTGTTGCCAGCGAGACGTATCCTGTGTTCGTCTATCAGGACGTGGAGCTTCTTATCGAGAATCAAACCACGAATAGCAAGAGGACTTTTGCCGTACGGGTGCCGACAGAACGCTACTCTGATGTCACTGATCTGCCAAATACCTTTCGGGGGGCGGTTGTGCAGTATGCAGCGTTTACCTGTTTTCAGACGCTTCGGGAGCAGGAAGAGGTGGAGAACTCCAAAGCCATATTGCAGCGAGAGCTTGCTTCCTATCGGCTTCCGTTTCGCCAGGGGCCGCCCGAAGAAGAGTCCGAGTAATTTTTCTGCCTGTGTCTTCAGGTTAGTTCAACACCACAATGACTGTAGAACGGCTGATCACCCGAATTCGAAGGCAACTTGATCAGGTTCCCCTTCCGAACGAATCGGTGGAGACGGACAGTGAGGTTATCGGGTCCCCGTCCACGAAGTTTAGCGACAACGACCTGATGGACCGGATTAACAAGGCCAACCGGAACATTGCCTCAAACGTAAAGGCGCAACATATTCCCCGGCTGATCAAAGAAAAAAGCAGCGCCAGTTCAATAAACACAGACTCTCTTCGGGTTCTTCCGCGCCGAGTCCACTTCTCTAAGGACGGCGGAAGTACATACAGGCGTGCTTTTCAGCGAAGCATTGACCAACAGCGCCGACTGGAGTCGAGGTACTCCAATCCTGGTAGAGAGGGAT